TCTCTTTCTTTATTCCAAAGAGCATCTTCTTTTAAACCGAGTGTTGAATCATCACTAGTAACACCAAGAGTAAAATTAGTAGTAACATCATCACCGGTATCGGTATCACTTACATGAATTTGTTGATTTAATAAACTAGTAGGTATTTGTTGAGCCATTGGAGCAACAGGAATATTTATCGGATTAAAACGAACAGGGATATCAACCGCTTCGCCCTTTTGGGGTTCAGGTAAACAGCTTGTAAAATAGTCTTTAAATTTAGTAACAGGAGCGGGCATACCTAATATATTAGTAGGGCTCCAAGGTTCACCATTTAAAACACCATTAGAATTAGTAGATTTAGTAAAATGAACAGGATACTGAACATTTTCGTTACGGAACCACTCATTCCAAATCAATGCATAGGCTCTAAAAGGTAATTCATTAATCTCAACAGTAGCACCAGGAGCAACAGAATTAGTTGGAATTCCCATATAATCTGCAATAGAACCAACACGAGCATAATTATTTTCATCCATTTGTATCATAGGAGCATTAGGGGTTGTTGTATTCGCCCAAGGTCCTTGAGTGTTCTCGCCCATAAGCTCTTGCCATTTATCAAACACAAGTCGATTAGGAACAAAAAACGCATACATATCAATGAATAAATTATCCATAACAGGTCGAATAAATGGAGATGTAGTACGTATAACATGTGTAGCAACTTCTTTAATACTATCGCCAGGGTAAATCTCTTGAACATCAAGCGGAATTAATTCACCTGCATTAAACATAGTTTTGTGACTATGGTCTATCGGAAATTTAGAACGGCTATATTTAACATAACCTTGCGTTGAATGAACAAAATTTCTACTTTTTAGCTTTGCCATCTTCTTTTACCTCCATAACATCCTCTCCAGATTTAACAAAATTAGTACCAGTATCAATAATAGATAATTCAGCGGTTTCGGTGTTATAAACACCAATATAATACAACTCATAGTCACTAGGCTTAATACGTATGTTATCACAATTTGCTAGTAAACTATCAAAATATCGAACAGCTAATTCACTATTTTGAAAAGGTAAGGGACTAGAATATTTATGCGATATTCTATCAAAAATTACATATAATTCACAATCAAAATTATTCATTATAAACAAAAACCACCTTTCGCATAAATTCTACGAATGTTCTTCTTATGAACTTTATTAGCAGTACGTCTAAATTGACGCTTGCTTGTTTTCTTCGATAATCTCTTTCTTCGCATTCTCATTTTTCAAAACCTCCTTTTTATTTTTTATTTTTTCACTATAAAGTGATTGAACCTTATTCAAATAACTTACAACGTCACGTACGCTTGAATAATTAGCTGGAACGTTATATTTTTCTTTTAAAATGTCTAATTCTTCGTACGCCTTACCTAATTCGGACAAATCAAAATCAATATTAGAACAATCGTAAGCTTCATCATTAATTAATTGAACAACATGATTGTCTATATTATCGTGCAATATAAATTTATCTAATATTTTATCAAGAGCACAATCTGCATTAGATTGTATTTTTTCTTGAATATCAATAGTGCCAACAACAACTAAACAATCTTTAGCATTGTCGTAAGCATAATCATTAATAATATACTCAAATTTTTGAGCATTGTCTTTAGTATCATACTCACAAGTACGATATTTAATCTTTACCATTTTTCATACTTCCTTTCTTACCAAAATAATATAATAAAAACTGCGCTATCAAACAAATTATAGAACTAATCAAGCCATACAAAGTAGTAGGTTGATTATCTACAATAGAACCAATAACTGCGATATTTAAACCGCTTAAACCTAAAATTAAACAAATTAAATTATTCAACATAAAGAACCCTCAGAAGCATGCACACTGTAAAGCAATTCAAAACATTCTTCATTTAACCAAGCTTTAAATTGTTTTTCAAAGCTTTTAGAATAACCAACTTTAATTGGTTGCATAACATTAGAAGAAATAAAAACATAAATCTTCATTGAAACAGGGTCAAATGCATATTCAAGAATAACCTTGCCTTTTGCACTTTTATAAATTTCTTTTTTAAATTTAATCATAATATATACCTCCTTTATGATTACACTAACATTATATCATATTTAAACTGGTTTGTCAAGATTTTTGCTCCATTCTAACCTTTTATTTTGTAAATCTTCTTCGGAACGTTTGCAAACTTGCGCCTTAACAACTCTATTTTTCTTAATTTCTAAATCACCTAAACCGTTTTGACTAGCAACTTTTAAATAATATCTAGGTAATTTAATATAATTACCTTGAACGTATATTTTATCAGTATTTAATAATTGTAAATTATTTTTAATAAAATTAGCACCAATACCAGGCTTTAAAGACATTCTTATAAAAGGCTTTTTTAAGTCGCCATAATCAACTTGTTTTTGCATATACTTTGCAACATATTTAGCAGATTGTAAAGTTAACTCGCCAACAGAAACAAAACCTAAAGACCATATTTGTTCTAAAAATTTACTTTGATAAATTATACAACCGCTCTTATCGGTAAAAAAATATTTCAAATCTTGAGGCTTCCAACCAAAAACGATTAAATGATAATGAGGACGTCGTTTTTTAGAGCCATATTCGCCACACAAGAAATATCTAAATTTACCTATCTTCTTTCTTAAACGCTTAAGAAACAATTGATAATCACGCAAATTTAACTCAATAGGATTATTTTTATAAGTTAAAGTAATAAAACAATTATCTTTATACAAGGAACACTCGTTCATAATCCTATACGACCATTCAATAGACTTTGAACGCTCACACTCAACACATTTACCACAAGGCAAATCAATAGGAATAGCACGATTTTGCGAAATTAAACTTTGCGCGCGATAACCAAAATTTATTTTATTTTTTTCTTCGCCGGTGAAATTATCAACAAAAGTTGATAAACTAGCTTTAATAGGAAATAAACACATTTTCAAAACCTCCAATCTTTCGAAATAGTGTCAACTAGCACATATATATCAAGTAACAGTGCTAAAAACAAAGGCTCGGCAAGCGACTACAACAAAGTGTAGTCGACTTTTGCCGAGAAACAATTTATAAATTAATGTAAGGAACAAAAAATTCCTCTTCTGATTTTATGTTGCGAAGATGAAATCTTCGCTTTTATCAGAGCCGAATTTTTTTGGCTCTGATAATAAAAATGATGCATTTTTATAAGGGCTCCTTGGCGCCCTCTTGCTCCGCAATTCACTGCCGAAGCACTCTTTTTGCACGCAAATGCCTTTGCTAACTCGAAATAAATTCGAGTTACAAAAAGCAGTGCCTAGTTATTTAAGAATACCGCCGAGCACGCTACTAGCCAATTTAAAAGCACCATTTATGAAAGCAGTCATAAGCGCAGTAGCATTAGCACTAGTAGAAGTACCACTTTTAGAAGTTGAGCGAGCAGTAGCGCCTGCAGGTGTACTAGCACCACTAGCACCAAGTATTAAAGCGGGATTAAAACCTGCTTTTCTCAAATCTTCTGAAGCACGTTGATAAGCAGTATTAGACATTCGTTCCTGCCAATCACGTGACTTTTGAGCCTCTCTAGCATTAAAAGCATTTTCAAGCTGTAATAACTCAATTTGGCGCTTATAATCTAAATTACCGCTAACATCAGTTAAGCCTGTAGTATAACTACTATTATAACTAGAGTTATCAGGCTTCTCATATTTTCTTAAAACATTAAAAAACTTTCCATCAATATCTCGCAACTGTGGGTTGCCGATACTTCCAAAGCCGGTGGGGTTAAAAATATTAATTTTATCAACACCGCGACCACTAGGGTTGTTATTTAAACCGAAAGCCGTAGAAATCATAGGGCAAAATGAACCTCCTTTTTTTAATTATAATATTTAAACGATAAAGAGAAAGGGGAAAATATTCCCCTTAAACCCCTAGTTATGATGGTCTACTAAACCGGGTTTACCATAAGTTGGTAATACACGAATTATAGAACCACTGAAATACAAATCACAAACAAATTGAGGAGCAGTAGCGCTAGGAACAGTTAAACACCTATCAATATATGTTTTAGTTTCCTGAATGAAATCAGAATTTAAAGTAGGAGGGTTAATATAATTGTCGCCAAAATGCCAAATATCAAAACCATCGCCAGACGTAGAACGTAAAGCACCGCTAATATGATTAAATCTAAAACGCAAATCTTGCCAAGGCTCTGTATAACCTAACACTTTTTTTAATTCAGTAGTACGAGGACCAATATAAATTTCTTGTTCATAAACAGGTTGATAACCGATGTTTGCAAAAACGGGGTCGTAATAATCTAGTCTATTTTTTCTGCTCCAAAAACGCTCTAAACCTTGTTGGTAAGTATGATGTTGGCGAATACAACCAACCCAAATAACAAAACCGTGTTCAACAAAGCCTTTTGAATAACCACATTTACCACCACTTAAACAAAAAGCAGAAACTTGAGCCATAGGACTTTGCTCTGTAGATTGAGAAGTTTGTTGAACTTGTTCAATAGATATAGGAATTCGTTTGCCTCCTAAAAATTCAGGACGTTGTAGTCGACTATCAGCAGAAATACAACCAAAATGATTATACAAATATTCAACATAACGTGTACCATACATATCTTTTTCTAACATAATTTGCAATTGATTTGCATATGTTAAATCACGAATTGTACCTATTTCGAAAGATTGGTTTAATAAATCAGTATCAGCTTGAGCGAATAAATTTATTAAATAAAACTCTCTTTCTTTATTCCAAAGAGCATCTTCTTTTAAACCGAGTGTTGAATCATCAC